GGTTTTTCTTCTACTTTTTCTTCTTTTAGAAATGAAAATTTTTTCTCTAATCTTTCTTTATTTATAATTGCATCTTCTTTTATTAACATATTTCTTACTTTATTTTCTGTTTTTCCACCTTCTTCTGCTAATTTACAAAAATGCTTATATAATTTTTCAATATTCTCTTTTACCATTTTTATGCTTCCGTGTTAGATATAAGTGCCATATATTTTGGTCTTTCTAAAATACACTCTCCTAATTCCCATACTCTAATCTTTTTACCTATTCCTTCATCATTAATTATTGTGGATGTTATTGGTTTAAATGTGAGCCATGATGCTGCCATTTTTAGATCTCCTACTGCTGCATAATCTGCTGTAACATTTTCACTTACTATTATTTTTAATCCTACTAAGGTCATTAATACTCCATCTTGAACTTTCTTACTTGTAAATTCAGTTATATAATTACCTTTTGATGTTATAAGCCATGTTAATAAATCTTTTTCTCCCTTTGCGGATACTAAAAGCACTCCATTATTTAGTGGTCTTTTGGTATTTTCTCTTATATCCTGCTTTGCTTCTAAAATATCTTCTATTGGATTTTGTCCGCTTGCTGCATCCCATGCTGCTGTTGCTGTTACTGAGTTAATATTTACGGGACTTTGGTTTTCTGTTATTACATTCCATATTCTTGAATCTACTTGGTATGCTACCGCACTTGTTAGATCTTGTAGGTTTGTTAATACTAAATTTACATCATTATCACTTTCATCTTCCATAGTAATTGTTGGACTTTCTACCATATATTTTCTTACATAAGAAGTAGTCCTTGTCCATGATTGTTCTAATACAAATGGCCTTGCTCCTTGGGCTACATTTGCTATTTTTGCTGGACTTGTTGCTGTTAAAAATCCTGAGGTTTTACTATACCATCTAATCTCCCTTGCACTTGTTGGTCTGTTATTTACTAATTTTTTAAAAACTAATGCTTCATCTTCGTAGGCCTTTGCTAACTTATCAATATTAATTCCCCTAATCTCAGCCATACCACTTGTATCTGCCATTTTTAACTATATGCGGTGTTGTTACATCCTGGATTTAATTCTACTAAAATAGTTTCTCCTTCTGTTCCTGTTTCTAATGCAATACCTAATGTCTTTCCCCCAATACATGTTGCATCAGCAACCTTAATAACATTTGCGTTTGCTGCCTTTGCTACTGCTTGTCCTGCTGTAACTGAGCCAGACAATACCATATCAAAAATACCTTCTCTATAAACTGCTAATGATGTTACTCCATCATTTGCTATTTTTTCACATGCTGCAATACCTGCAATATAATCTTCATCTCCATCAGAAGTTGCGGCTGTTAGTGGATCACTTAATTTAAGAATTGCTCCCTTTTCTATTCCTGTTCCGTCTGCAACAGTCATATTAATTGGTAATCCTGTTTCAACCCTTAGTTTTGCTTCGTTTGCCATTAATATTTGTTAGATTTTATTCTTTAAAAACTTTTCTATTATTCGCTATACCGAACAGTTGATATAACTTTATTAAAATTCCTGCTATAAACCCTATAAAAATTTCAATAATTAAAAAAATAAGTAGATTATCCGTCGTGGTCATCTTAAATATTTTCGTGTGCCCGCATATCATTTTCTAATAATTCTACTTCTTCTAATTTCCCATAAGGAATAAATACAACATGTGCCATTATAGATATTTTCCCTCAGATATTTCTTTTTCTATTTTCTTTTTATATTCTTCATTACTTAATTCTACTTCTACTTCTTGTGGTTTTCCTGCATAACTTTTTCCTTGCAATCTCATACCTGCCAATGCTCTTTCTTGTCTTTCAATTAATTCTGCTGCTTTCTTATTTCCTTCTTCAATTCTCTTTGCAATTTCCTCTCCCTTATCAATTATAGATATATCTTCCTCTTTTGTTTCTTCTTGTTCTTCCATTTTTTTATACCCCCTTTCAGTTATATTAAAAAGTGATATTGATTATTTAAAACTTTCTTATCTGGCTCTACCTTATAATATTTCATCATTTCAGTTGTCCCATATAAACCACTTGCAATAAATGCCGGTAGAAATCCATTTATTAAATTTTGTGTGGATAGACATACTGAAAAATAAGTAAAACCAAACATAGAAATTACTCTAAATAAAAGTTTTTTCAAAAATGCTGCATCTTCTTTTGAAATAAAACTCATTTTTCGCCCCCCATGCTATTTAATAATTCATCTGCTTCTTCATATTTTCCTTCTCTTATGAGATTATAATATTCAGATTTCCATTTCATTTCTTCTAAATCTTTTTGTTTTTTTTCTTCTTCTACTTGTGCCCAATATTTTTCATCTTCTTTTCTTTTTTGTTCTGCTGCTGTTCCTTCTGTTTCTATTGTATTTAATATATTTCTCCACTCTAAATTTGCTTCTCCTGCTGCATTAAAAAAATCACTTAAACTATTTAAAATATTTGCGTAAGGTATTAATTGTAATAAATTATTTTTATTTGAAATCATTGTTTCTACTTCTTCTGTTAATTTTTTTGCTCCTTCAATATCCCCATTATTAATTGCTTGATAAATAGGAATATTTAATGTTTGTATTGCTTCTTCTCTAATAAAGTGTGCAAATGGATATGATCCTATTGCTGAAATAATTATTCCTGCCATTGCTCCTGATGATTTTAATGTCTTTGTTATTAAACTTGTGCTTAATGCTGAGGTTTTTGGGTTTGTTAAATATCTTGTAGTGATAGATACTTTTCCACTTTTATAAGTTGTTTTTGTTATAGAGGATATTGTTTTTCCTATCTTACTTGCTTTACTTGCTGCTGTGGTTGCTGTTGCCGCACTTCCCCCCATTAATGCTCCAATTACACTTCCTGCTCCTGCGGATAATATTCCCCCTGCTGCAAATCCTGCTACTTTATCAGACATTAAATCAAAAATATTTTTTGATGATCCTATTTTTCCTTGTGTTAGTGTTCCTAATAGTGTGTCTTGTTTTGCTGTTTTACCCATCATCTCCACAAGGTTGGGTTTTTGTTGTTGTGGTTGTTGTTGAACTTCTAATTTTTTAACATCTTGGATTATTCCTTGTGCTGTTGGAATAAATGGTGTTTTTGGAGTTTCTTTACTTATTGCTTGTTTCTTTGCTTCCTCAGTAAATTTCCAATCTCTATCTCTATCTGCTCTCCTACCTGCATCTAATTGCTCTTTGGTCATCCCTTCTTCTTGCTTCTTCATTTTCTTCTTACTTTTGTATGAATAATACATTGTAGGTTTATATACCATTATTGTCCTTCTCCTGCGGTCATTTCGCTTGGTTGAATATTCATATTTCCATCTTTTGCTTTATCACTTAATAATTCATTTTCTAAACTTGCCGGAAATTCTAAATTAATGACTAAATTTAATTGGGATAAAACTTGTTCTTCTATAAATAATTGTTCTTCTTCTACACTTTGTTGAAATGCTAAGTATGCTATTTTCGCACTTGCTTCTGTAAATTCTCCACTTCCCCCTAAAATAATCTGAGGTGTTCCTACTGCTTGATAAAAATAATTATTTAAATTTTCTATCCATTGCAATGGACTTAATGTTGCATTTGGGGCTGTTCCCATTAATTCAGGGACTACTGCATCTTTTGGAATATACATATTTTGTTCATTACTTCCTCTTAATGCATCCATCTTTGATTTAAATGATGCAATCTCAGTAGTGTCGTCGGTATCTAAATGGAATATCCATAGTGGATCTATATTTCTATGTAATACTCTTTTCCAATCGTTCATGGCTTCATTTCTCATTAAAATAATTGATTCTAATTTTTCAATAATACTTATTCCATGAATTTCATCTACTGTTCTATTTCTTGCTAAGTGGAATATTTCTTCGGGCTCCCACTCATTTACTACTTTTGTTCCTTTTAATTGTTCATATTTTTCTATTATTCCTTTTTCATTTGTTACTATTTGGATTGTTGCTGGATCTAATGGTTTTAAATTTGATAATATCCCTTCTTCATCTTCAATAATTTCTGCATAAGCATCCCCATAAATGTAGTAAGATCTAATCATATTTT